AATAGAATCTACCAGAGAAAGCTATCGTAATTCTTTAGTTGATTTATCAGACAGACTAGATGTAATGGAAGAAACTAACTCAGAGATTTATAGAATCTTAAATGATTTAGATGAACGCTTAAACAAACCACCGGTTGCAACTGTAGTTATTGAAAAGTATATAGAGACAGAGCCAGAGCCAGACTTAGGTGTTAATGCTGGATTCGGTGTGCTTACAGGAACACAAGTAACAGGACAACCAGAGGTAACACCAGAGCCTATTGTATGTCCTAAAGTTAGTTCACCTAGACCTTATGGATATTACATAGATAACATTACAATTAAAAGAACTTTAAAGTTTACAGTTATCTATGATCTCTTTGAAGGTAATGTAACTGATGTTAGATATGAGGGTAAGATACCTAACAAAGTTAAACAAGCTACCTTTAATTATGTAATGGATTTAGAGTTTGATAATCCAGTCACTATGACAGGGTGTACATTACCTTTCACAATTAACATTTAAAGGTTGCATTTACAATTAATCTGTGGTATAATACAACTTATGTATTCATTAGAAAAAAAACAATACAATACAGAACTACTTACTCGTGATGAGTACAGGAAGTTTGGATTGTATATGACTGAAAACTATCCAAATGTAGGGCATGTGGTGGACAAACTAGACGATACTTTTATAGTACATCTGGATGATACTCCACTTACATTTTGGGAAGAAATACTAACTGCTATCAGAAATTAATTGAGGTATATTATAAGAAGTTTTGCCCTCCTTTATTTAACTTATAATATCTACAAGTTTCCGGTCTTGTGCCAAGCTAAAACCGGCTTAACTTTTTTAACCAAACACTTTACTTTATCATCAAAGTATGATATAATGTGTGCACTTAATACAAACCGATGGAGGAATAATTATGTATGAGTATGTAAAAGGAAAGGCAATGTGGGCAAACATCACATCGCCAAACACGAGGTTTCAACCTCACAAGTATGGCTTGACTGTTTTAACAGATGCAGATACTGCAGCAAAACTTGAAGGCATTGGTCTTAATCAAGTTAAGGACAGAGCAGGACAGCCTAAGTATGATGAACCGGCATTTACTTTTAGTAAAAGAGCAGCCAATAACGATGGGGTAGCTAATACTGCACCTAAGTTAATTAACGTTGATGGTGAACCTATTGATGTTAGTGTGGGTAATGGTTCAGAAGTAACTGTTAAGATTAAACCTTACAAGAATGACTTCGGACAATTCGCTGAACTCATGGCTGTAAAGGTTGAGAACTTAATAGAATATGTTGAAGGTGACACTGATAACGAGGAGTTCTAAATGATTATTACTATTAATAATGACGACAGTAACAACTCTTATGATGTCAACAACATTAGTGACGACAAAGTAAAGCAAGAAGCTACTGTTATAGTACAGAAAGTAGGTAACTTACAAGTTATCATAGAAGCTTTAGACTTTGCAAGTCGTACACATCGTGCTAACTTAGAAGGACTTCTTAAAGATAGAGACGAAGCAATCGTTGAAACTGAATCTGCTCGTAACGAGAAAGGTCAGTTCGTAGGAGACGACCCAGAAACTATAGAGGACGAATCTAAAGTAGCAAAAGAAACCACATAGTCTGTGAGGAGGGCTAACATGAACGATACAACGTGGGATAAGTTGAAACAACCCTGTCCACTTTGCAACAGCAGTGATGCTGTAGGAGTCAATCAAGATGGCTCGGCAAAGTGTTTCAGTTGTGGAGAATTTATGCCTAACTATGAACAAGCATGTAACGGAAAAACTATGACACAATCACAACCAACACAAACCAAACAACCAGATAATGTAGCCGAAGGTAACTTCATTGCATTAACTGATAGAAAAATATCTCAAGCAACTGCACAGAAGTTTGGGGTCAAAGCTGTCCAAGACCTTAAAGGTCAGGTCATTAAACATTTCTATCCGTATTACAACGGACACGAATTGTCAGCTACCAAATGTAGAAACTCTTTAAGTAAAGACTTCTTTGTATCTGGTAGTTATAACGAGACCGGATTGTTTGGTCAACAGTTGTTTAAGAGTGGCAAGTATGTCACGATAACCGAAGGGGAGTGTGATGCGATGGCAGCTTACGAACTACTTGGTAGTAAGTGGGCAGTCGTATCCATCAAGCGTGGTGCACAGGGTGCAGTCAGAGACATCAAGGAAAGCTTAGAGTTCTTTGATGATTTTGAAAATGTTATTGTCGCATTTGATAATGACAAGGCAGGAAAGGATGCAGCAGTTAAAGTTGCTAGACTTTTCAAGCCCGGCAAGGCTAGGATACTCACACTTCCTAATGGCTTCAAAGACCCTAACGATATGCTTCGTGACAACAGACATAAAGATTTTGTTGAAGCGTGGTGGGCGAGTAAAGTTTACACACCATCTGGTGTTATAAATGTTACTGAGCAACGTGAGAAGTTTCATAATCGTGAGAAGAAACAAAGTGTTCCCTATCCTTATGAAGGATTAAACAAGAAGCTGTATGGCTTACGACAGGGTGAACTTGTAACTCTTACAGGTGGAACAGGACTTGGTAAGTCTAGTGTGACCAGAGAGATAGAGCATTGGCTTGTCAAACAAACACAGGACAACGTAGGTATCATAGCATTAGAAGAAGATTGGAGACGTACCATTGATGGTATACTTTCTATTGAAGCTAACGCTAGATTATACATTGACCAAGAACGTGAGAAGTTTTCTAAAGAAGAACTTGATAAGATGTTTGACATCTTGTACGATGGTGAGAACAAAAACAGAGTATGGGTTCACTCACACTTTGGCACCAACGACATTGATGATATCTTTACTAAGCTTCGCTTTATGATTATTGGCTGTGATTGCAAATGGATAGTGGTCGATCACTTACATATGCTAGTCAGTGCAGTGCATGAAGGTGATGAGAGACGAGCCATTGATGCAATTATGACTAGGCTAAGAAGTTTAGTTGAAGAGACAGGTGCAGGTATTATACTTGTGTCTCATCTTAGACGTGTCGATGGTAACAAAGGACACGAGAATGGAATTGAAGTAAGTCTATCTCATCTACGTGGCTCTAATAGTATTGGTCAACTATCCGATTGTGTTATTGCATTAGAACGTAATCAACAATCAGACGACCCAGACGAAGCTAGGACTACAAGGCTACGTGTTCTTAAATCAAGATACACAGGTGATGTAGGTATGGCAGCTAGAGTTATCTATGATGCCGAGACCGGTAGACTATCTGAATTAACTAACGATGATATAGAGTTTGATAACTCTGGAGACGAAGGATTCTAATGGAATTAGTATTTGATATAGAGACTGATGATCTGAACGCAACAAAGGTATGGTGTATTGTTGCACAGAATCCAGTATCCGGTGAGGTATTTAAGTTCCCACCTGACAAACTAGAAGAAGGATATCAGTTTTTGACAACAGCAGATACACTTATCGGTCACAACATTATTGGATTTGACATACCTCTGGTAGAAAAGTTTGGTAATGTAGACCTAAGTGATAAGATAGTTATTGATACTTTAGTTTTATCCAGACTATTTAATCCAACACGTGATGGTGGGCACAGTCTTGAGACTTGGGGATACAAGTTAGGCTATCCTAAGATTGAGTTTGAAGATTACTTAAACTACTCTGAGGATATGTTGACCTATTGTGTAAGAGATGTAGAACTTAATACTAAAGTTTTACAAGAACTTCGTAAGGAGTCACGAGGGTTTAAGAAAGATTGTATTGATCTTGAACAAGGTGTTGCTAAGATTATGAAACAACAGGAGCAAGATGGTTTTGCTTTTGATATGCAATCAGCACTTACGTTACTAGCAGAACTAAGAGAAAAGAAACAACAGATTGAAGACGAGGTTCATTCCACATTTAAACCTAAGTGGGTAGACACAAAACAAGTCACACCCTACATCAAGAAAGATGGTAATCTATCTAAGCGTGGTATGACTGATGAAGAATATCAACGTTGTTTAGATACAAACAACTTCAATCCTTTCATGCGACAAACTTTACAAGAGTTTAATCTTGGTTCTCGTAAACAGATTGGAGAATATCTTATTGACTTTGGTTGGAATCCAGATAGATTTACACCCACTGGTCAACCTATTGTAGATGAGAAAACATTATCCAAGATTACACATATCCATGAAGCTAAATTAATTGCAGACTTTTTACTATTACAAAAGCGTATAGCTCAGATTGACTCTTGGGTAGAAGCTGTCAGGGATGATGGTAGGATACATGGTTTTGTTATTCCCAACGGTACTATTACCGGCAGGATGTCACATAGAAACCCTAACGTTGCTCAAGTTCCCTCAGTTCATAGCCCATACGGTAAGGAATGTAGAGCATGTTGGACTGTACCAGAAGGACATAAGCTTGTAGGTGTAGATGCAAGTGGATTAGAGCTACGCATGTTAGCACATTACATGGACGACAAGGAGTATATAAATGAAATTATTAATGGAGACATTCACACGACTAACCAAAACTTTGCTGGACTTAAATCAAGAGATCAGGCTAAAACTTTCATCTACGCACTCGTTTACGGAGCAGGAGATGAGAAGATTGGAAGCATCATTAAAGGAAGCAGAGCAGAAGGTAAGAGGTTGCGAGAACGCTTTCTTAGTAGTCTCCCAACATACCGAACTCTTAAGGAACGAGTTGACAGAGCAGCTTCAAAAAATTACCTCAAAGGATTAGATGGTAGGAAGCTGTATATAAGAAACAAACATGCTGCACTTAATACCTTATTGCAAGGAGCAGGTGCTATCTTAATGAAGAAAGCATTAGTAGACTTAGACAGTGTGTTAAAACTAAACGCTATTGATTATAGATTTGTTGCTAACATACATGATGAGTGGCAGATTGAAGTCAAAGAATCTCAAGCAGATTTTGTTGGAGAGACTGCAGTCAAAAGTATTATAGAAGCAGGTGAACATTTTAATCTACGCTGTCCAATGGATGGCGAATATAAAGTAGGAGGTAACTGGAGTGACACTCACTAGTGATGAATACAGAAAATATCTCCGTGATAACAGATACAGACGGATTAATAAATATAAACTTAGTAAAGGATGTATAGATTGTGGCTACAATAAACATCCAAAAGCACTTTGCTTTGACCACAAAGTAAGAGAAGAAAAAACAATATTATTAGATGCTTCTAAAAGCGGAGCTAATATGAGTACTTTAGTATGCCGGATTACTCCGACTGATAAAGTAAAAAACAGACAGTACATTAAAGATTTGTTTAATGAAATAAGAAAGTGTGAAGTACGTTGTCAAAACTGCCATAGCATTAAAACATGGGAAGAAAGAGATTACATGCCACACGTTAGAAAAAATAAAACTATTATACAGGAGGTAGCTAATGCCAAACAAGGCGAATTTAATTTCTAAAAATAAAACAAAACCTCTTGACACAACCAGTCAAGAAGTATATAATAAGTTGTCGGCTAAGAAAAAATCAGCCGAATCAGGGCATTGGTATACGCAAGAAGGCGAACCAATGTATACTATTGTAGGTGCTAATGGTAAAGAACGTAACACTACATTACGTGATGCCAAGAAAGATAACTTAGTACCATCGGTTACTACTGTACTAAGTCTGGTAGCCAAACCCGGATTAGAAAACTGGAAGATTAATCAAGCATTAAACTCTGCACTTATGTTAGAGAAAGAAGAAGATGAATCTCTTGAGGAGTTTGCTTACAGGTGTAAACAAGATTCTAAAAGGATAGGACAAGAAGCTGCAGAAGAAGGAACTAAGATTCATGCAATGATTGAACGAGGTTTCTTAGGCGAAGAAACAAATCCAACCTATGAGATAATACGGTCTTGGTTAGATGAAAACTTTCCGGATGAAGACTGGATAGCAGAAGATTCTTTCTGTTCTGACTTAGGTTATGGTGGTAAGATAGATTTATATTCTAAGTCTGGTATCTTTGTAGACTTTAAAACTAAAGATAATCTATTTGGTAAAGACCCTGCTCGTTTAGTATATGATGAACATGGTATGCAGTTGTCAGCCTATGCTCAAGGCTGTGGTTTTGATGATGTAGAACGAGTATCTATATTTGTTGATCGTCAAGACAAAGAACTTATAGCCTGTCATATATGGGATAGAGACTCTCAAACAAAACATACAGAAATGTTTAACAGCATTTTAAACTATTGGAAATTAGTAAAGAACTATGAATCAAAAAAAATCTAAACAGTTAAGACGGAGAGCAGAAGACTTACTCATTGAGTGGTTAAGAACAATGGTTCCCGATGGAGAAGATACATCTAAGATTAATAGAAAAAATCTTAATGAGTTCTTACCAGAACAAACTCATATCTTTGCTAACAATAAATTTTTATTGAGTGCATATAGTTTGAGGTGGTTTTACAAACAAGTAAAACGTAATCCTAACATTACTCTTGGAGACTTGAATGCCTAGACGAGTTCCCAGAAAACCTAGACCTAAAAAAACTAACGTACCTAAAGGCTATGATAGTACATGGGAATATAATATACATCAAACAATTTTACAAGATTGGAAACATCATTGGGATAAAATTGATTATATAGTAGAGCATACTTATGAGCCAGACTTTGTAAAGACTGTTGATGGTAAAATAATATTGTTAGAAGCAAAGGGAAGGTTCTGGGATTATGCTGAATACAGTAAGTATATCTGGATAAGAGAAGCCTTGAGTGAGAGAGTAGAAGACTATGAACTAATATTCTTATTTCAAAAACCTTTTGCACCTATGCCGGGAGCTAAGATAAGAAAGAATGGAACAAAAAGAACCCATGCTGAGTGGGCAGAAACAAATAATTTTACATGGTATAGTGAAGAAACTTTACCGAAGGAGTGGATAACAGATGAACTATAAATTTAATGAAGGACAACTAATACAAGAACTACAGGCTTATATTGATGGTACATATGGTGAGCATTATGCTTCCGATAAGTATCAAGCAACAGACATCATCATTGATTCAGGACATGGTGAAGGGTTTACTCTTGGTAACATTATGAAGTACGCTAAACGTTATGGAAACAAAGACGGAAAGAACAGAAAAGACTTGCTAAAGATACTACATTATGGTATAATAATGCTTAACGTACACGACACAGAGAACTCATAATGGTAGATGATAAAGTAGGTATCAAGGAATATCTTGGTATAAAAATTAATTACAGTAATGAAAAACTATTAGATAAGTTTAGCCTTGATACTCTCAAGGATAGATACTTATGGGAGAATGAAACACATGCACAAGAAGCGTTTGCCAGAGCATCAGTCTTCGGAGCAACCTACAAAGGTCACACAGATTTTGAGTTGGCTCAAAGACTTTATCACTACAGTTCCTCTTGTTGGTTCATGTTTAGCACTCCTATACTTAGTAACGGGGGAACAAGTCGTGGGCTTCCTATTAGCTGTTTCCTCAATTATGTACCTGATAGCAGGGATGGTTTATCTGCTCACTATGACGAGAATATTTGGTTGGCAAGTTCGGGTGGAGGTATTGGTGGATTTTGGGGAGATATTAGGAGTAATGGTATTTCTACTACTCACGGTAGTAAGTCTACTGGTTCAATCCCTTTCATGCATGTCGTAGATTCTCAGATGTTAGCCTTTAATCAAGGCACAACAAGACGTGGTTCTTATGCTGCATACATGGACATATCTCATCCGGAGATTGAAGAGTTTATTAACATGCGTAAAGAATCTGGTGGTGATATCAACCGTAAGAATCTTAATCTTCACAATGGTATCAACATTACCAATGAGTTTCTCAAAACTGTACAAGAAGATGCAGACTTTAGATTGATTGACCCGAAGACTCACGAACCTACAAAGATTGTAAATGCTAGAGACTTATGGTGGCAGATCATCAACGCAAGAGCAGAGACAGGTGAGCCTTACATGATTAATATAGATACATGTAACGAAGCATTACCTAAAGAACAAAAAGATTTAGGATTAGAAATCAAACAGAGCAATCTATGTTCTGAGATTACTTTACCTACTAACGAAGAACGAACAGCAGTGTGTTGTTTGTCTTCCGTAAACCTAGAATACTTTGATGAGTGGAGTGAGAACCCTTTGTTCATTGATGATTTAATTACCATGCTTGACAATGTATTACAACATTACATTGATAATGCTGTCGACACCAATAACTTAGGAGAATATAATGCAAATTTTAAAAGGTTTCAAAAACATATTAAGCCGGGCAAAGAAGGGTTTCTTAAATCTGCCTACTCTGCTTACAGAGAAAGGTCGTTGGGTCTTGGTGCGATGGGATTCCATTCGTATCTCCAATCACGCAGCATTCCTTTTGAGGGTATCTTCGCTACGGGCTTTAATTACAAAGCATTTAAACACATTAAGAGACATTCAATTAGAGCAACTGAAAGACTTGCTGATGAACGTGGTGAGTCACCTGATGTCAGTGGTAGTGGTAGGCGTAATGCTCATCTACTCGCTGTTGCTCCTAATGCTTCTTCTAGTATCATATGTGGTGGGACATCTCCTTCGATTGAGCCATACAGGGCTAATGTCTATACGCACAAGACTCTCTCAGGCTCGTTCCAAGTTAAAAACAAATACTTAGAAGAGATACTTAAAGATAAAGGATTAAAGAAAGATGAGTTGATTTCAGTCTGGAAAGACATTGCAGGTAACGAGGGTTCCGTACAGCACCTTGATATTTTTACAGATGATGAAAAAGAAATATTCAAGACTGCTAATGAGATAGATCAAATATGGATTATTGAACACGCTGCTAAACGACAAGAGTTTATTTGTCAAGCACAGTCAGTTAATCTTTTCTTTACTATACCTACAGCTACCGAACCACAGGAAGTACATGATGAGTATATGCAGTATGTCAATGATGTGCACTGGTATGGTATGAACAAACTTAAATCTTTATATTACTTTAGAACTAATGCTGCTCGTAATGCAGAGAACGTAAACACTAAAGTACAACGTATTAAATTAGACGATGCTGAATGTATCGCATGTGAGGGATAATATGGATTGTTGGCACTGTGGAACACAATTAATATGGGGTGGAGACCACGACATAGAAGATGAGAACGATGAGTATATTATGGAAACTAATTTAAGTTGCCCTAAATGTAACTCGGCTGTTATAGTTTATTTACCAAAGGATTAATATGAAACAATCAGAATTTGATACTGTGTTTAGTCAGAAGTTTTCTGGCTTTACTAGTAGGATGTGGTTAGATTATTGTGATGAACATAAAGACCCATTCTCAAAAACAAAAGATTACGCAGGATATGTAATTGAAAATTTTAAATATTTAGTTAAGAGATTTAACAAGGAGAACAGATGAGTTTATTAGATACAAGAGATTACTACAAACCTTTTGACCATGCATGGATGTTTGACTACTATGTCTTACAAAACCAAATGCATTGGATGCCGGAGTCAGTACCTTTACACACTGATGTAAAAGATTGGCAGGAGTTAGATTCAAAAGAAAAGAATTTACTTACTCAAATCTTTAGATTGTTTACTCAATCAGATGTAGATGTTGGTGCCGGATATGTTGATAGATACATGCGTATCTTTAGAAAGCCTGAAGCTAGAATGATGATGGGTTCTTTTGCGAACATGGAATCTATTCATCAACATGCATACAGTTTACTGCTTGATACAGTTGGTATGCCTGAGATAGAGTACAAAGCTTTTGCAGAGTACGAAGAGATGGCAGATAAACATGAGTATGTTCGTAAGCTTAAGACAACTAAGTCGGATAAAAAAAGCATTGCCAAAACTTTAGCAGTCTATTCAGCTTTTACAGAAGGACTACAGTTGTTTAGTAGCTTTGCAATCTTGTTAAACTTCCCACGCTTTGGACGTATGAAAGGTATGGGACAGATAGTTACGTACTCTATACGTGATGAGTCTATGCACGTTGAAGCTATGACTAAATTGTTTCGAGAGTTTATCCAAGAAAACTTAGATATATGGACAGATGATTTTAAAGCAGAACTCTATGATATATGTAGAACAATGGTAGTGCTAGAAGATAAATTCTTAGACTTAGTGTTTGATATGGGAGACCTTGAAGGTCTTACCAAGAAAGATATGTATGCTTATAATAGATATATAGCTGATAGAAGATTACTCCAGCTAGGATTAAAAACAAACTATGACCAGCGTGAGAATCCTCTAGGTTGGTTGGATGAAGTGATGGGTGTTGAACATCAGAACTTCTTTGAAGGTCGTGCTACTTCTTATATGAAAGCAGGACTACGTGGTAGACAAGATAAGATAACCTTTGCAAACTTGGAGAGTGATAATGGTTAATAAGAACGAAGCAAACTTAGTAAGTTTTAAAGTGCTTCTTACACGCAAGAATGAAATAGTTACAGAGTTTAGTATGTTACCGGAGGATATGGTCGATGAGATATTCCCTCTTGATGAGAGAGACTTAATCAAAACAATCCTCCGTAACGGTAAGTCAAAGATGGGAGACTTACATAATTATTTTCAAAGAGAGTTAAACGTACTTAAGTAACTATCCTGCTAAAGGATTCTTATTCTCTTCTTTAAATATTTTTATATCAGTCTTAACACTTTCTATATCAGCTTTCATACCTGACATATCAGATCGAATAGATTCGAGGTTATTAATCTTAAGTAAAATAGTTTCATCAATAGTTTTATTAATATATTCTACTGATGTTTCTAACGCTTCAATCCTATTGATAACCTCATCCACTCCTTGCTCAGTTTCTTTAGCTTGTTGAGCTTTTGATTCTAAGTTTTCTATTCTATTCACATAGGTCGCACCTGTGTATCCAAACCCTGCAAGAGTTCCAATGATACCCATCAATGCAATAAACTGTGTTGTTTTATTTTGTAACCAATCCATATTATTCTCCGTTTTGTTTTTGTTGCCAATCATTTATGGCTTGTTTTATACTATCCTCTGCTAACACACTACAATGTAACTTGATAGGTGGTAACTCCAAAGCTTTAGCTATGTCTTTATCTTTTATTTGACAAGCTTCTTCTATTGTCTTTCCTTTTAACATGTCAACAAACATAGTGCTTGATGCTATTGCTGACCCACATCCATAAGTTTTAAACTTAACATCATCAATGACATGTCTGTTACCATGTAGTTTACATTTAATTTGTAACTTCATTACATCACCACAGGCTGGTGCACCAACCATACCTGTACCCACATCTAAATCTTTAGGGTCAAATCTACCGACTGAATATTTTTCTGGGTTATTTAAAACTCCTTCAAACCTATCTACAACTTTATTTGAGTATGCCATATTATAGTGGTGGTTGTAATTGTCTCATTTCAATTAATGTTTCTAAACTTTGTCCTGCCATTTGATAAAAGCCTTCGATGTTATCTGACAACATATTGTTGGCATAAATATCTGTAGACTCGTACCACATATCTTGGTCCGGTATTGTAACTAATCTATAGTTATTAAAGTTAGGTACAAATCCCATGTAAGCTATGATAGTATTCTCTGAGCCATACTCACCGGTCTCTTCTTGTTTAGCTTCAACATCATCTTGAGCAGCTTGTAAATTCTGGGCTATGACATTGGCTACAGTTTGTTCTGTCTCTGTAGCTGATGCATCTGTAGAGACTGACACATCTATTTGACTTTGTAAAGTTTGAGTAGGTGTTACAGCAGCTACGACACTCGTTGTCTCAACTGTCTCAGCTTCAACGCTTACAGAGCTTGTAGAATTACTTACACTAAAGCTTGTACTCATGTCTAATACTTGATTGTTTTGTGCAGTAGACGATGCAAACTGTGCTGACATACTAGGTGAGTTACTTGTACTCATACCACCGCTAGAATTAGATGATGATACGCTAGAAGCTCCTGTCGTGCCACCTGTAGCGTGTATAGAACTACCTGATGTAGTTCCACTAACACTAGCTTGAGCTGTACTTAGAGTAGAGGAGATAACGTTCAGTGCCATTTCTCTACTTATTGAACTCTTACCTTCTGGTAGTATAGCACCAACAACTATCTCTTCTTCTTGCAGTTCTTCTACTCTTTCTTCTTCTACTTCAGCTATACGTTCTTCTTCCATCTCCTCACGCATTTCTTCTATCTCTTCAAAAACTTCTTCTACAGCTTCTTCTTCAAAGACTTCTTCAATAAATTCTTCTTCCGGCTCTTCTGCATACGCAAGTTCTTCTTCCATTCTTGTCTCTTCCTCAAACCATTCCTCCAGTTCTTCAATAGTTTCCAATTCAATAAACGTTTCAGGTTCTCTATAATCTTCTACAAGGAATGTTTCTTGAAAGATAAACTCCTCAATCAACAACTCTTCCACCGGCATAAAGATTTCTTCTTCGTGCATAGGTAAGTCATGCATGATTTCAAAAGGTTCGTAGTATTCTTCACGAGGAAACATCTGTTCAAAGATTATCTCTTCTTCGTATACATACTCAGGCTCTTCAAAAAAGTCATACTCAAGTTCAAAGACATACTCTTCAAAGATTTCTGGCTCTTCAAAAGTGTCATACATGTCATACTCTTCTTGATAACCATAGTCAATCTCTTCTTCAAAGTAAGCCACTGAATCTTCTTGTCTATAGCCTTGACAGAATGGTCCATACTGTGGGTCTAGATTACACTGAAGATCGTCATAGGCATCCCAATAGTAAGGACATGACTCAGAGTATAACTGGTCTATGTCGCACTGTTGAGTTTGATAAGCTGCTGCATAACCTGAACAGCTTGAATTGTTTAGAGGATTACTACAATCAATATCATTACCACTACCAGAACCATATAACGAACCACCATTTTCTAGCAAAGTATTAGCAGAGGTGTCGTTCCAATTAGTACTTACACAGCTACTAGAGTTAGTTGTACCTGTGCTACATTCATCGTGATACAAATATTGATAGACTTCAGAGCTACCACTACCCACTTCACCAATTAAAACATCGTGATTAATTATATCTAATGCACCATATCTATACTCAAAGGTATCGTTAGTCCATAATATAACTTCAAAACTGTTATCAGATGCACGGTTGTATTCACGCATATCATACCAACCAAAGACTGTCTTATCGCTAAAGCTTTTAGCTAACATCTTAGAACCGTTATCTCGTATGAGGTCAGTCCAAAAAGGTAGCATAGTATAAGTATACTGATTTGCTAAAGGGTCGGGTGTATAATCTGAGCAGTAAGCTCCAGAGGTTTTAAAGTGAAGACAACCATTGGTAGCCATTCTAGCAGAATTAAATGTCTGATTATAAAAATCAAAGTTAAACCCTAGACTAAAAGCATTAGATACTCTATCGTCTCCTGAGTTTAAGTTGGTTGTACCTGATTGATTAGTGAGGTCTACTAAAGACTGATTGCCTTCGTAGATATACTGACTAAAGACATTAAGACTTAAGAGACACGCTACTGCGTAGCATAAAATTCTTTTCTGCATTGCCTTTTAGTTTTAGTTTTAGTTGTATAAATAACTTTGACTGCCCCAACAACATCTTTATTTATCTTGTCTCTGTTAGGATTTCTATCGTGTGTGCATTGCTGTATAAAAAGTTTTTCTTGTTCTTTAGCATCAGGTCTTTTAGATTTGTTTTCTGCCCAAGCTTTGGTAGCTTCTTTACCTATCTGACCTTGATAAGGGCAAGGAGTACCAGCCATTTCCATAGCCTTAAATACTCTTGGGTCTTGACAAAGTATAGATACTGAAGCAACTTTCATACCGGTATCATAGAGATACTTGGAAAGTTTTAAGCGTTCACAGTTCTCGTCAGTCACAGTAGCTCCTGTAGAGAACCCAAATACTTGCCCTTGAAACGCACCAGAACGTCCTACAGTACATAGGTCTTGTGAGTAAGACATGATACTAGGTGCTATAGCAGAAGCAGGAGGTGCTTTACTACGTACATTCTGGTTGATTGTTTGAGTAGAGTTAGACTCGTTTATATTCCGGTTAGTGTTATCCGACTTTGTATTGTTATTATTAGTATTAGTATTATCTGTTGTAACATTAGAGTCTGACGTAGATTGATTAACGTTTGTATTGTTATTAGTATTTGTATTGTTACTAGTAGAATTACTGTTGTTATTTACATTCTGATTTACTGTAGAGTTTACAGTAGAGTTAGATGTAGACGTAGATGTGTTGACGTTGTTATTAGTATTGGTATTATTGCTTGTAGATGTGGAAGTATTAACGTTGTTATTTGTGTTAGTTGAGGTATTAACATTGTTATTATTGTTAGTCGAAGTGTTAGTATTAGTATTTATATTAGTATTATTATTCGTATTACTATTTGTATTAGTATTGGTGTTGGTATTATTATTAGTATTGTTATTGGTGTTAGTATTTGTAGTCACCGTAGTATTAATAGTAGTTAAACCATTGTCTTCACAATACTGTGTACCCGAAGTACAGTCTCCTGTTTGGTCTGCACTTGCAACAAACGATACTGTTAATAAACCTAATATAAATAATGGTCCAAAAAATCCTCTATTTAAATCACCTCTTGACACGTTATCTCCTATTTAGTTTTTGATGTTGATGTGTATAATCCAAACCATGCAGCACCTGCTCCAACTACTACTGATATGAATCCTGATTGTTCCATTGTTGGGTCAACAATATCCATGAACCAAAAAGTTGTATAGTATAATAAAAACATATACACACTTAAAAAAGCTCTAGGTATTATTCTCCAACTATCCACAGCTTGTGCTACAAATATAAGTTTTTGATAAGGGTTATCGTTCTTGATATCCTCTAACTCTCTTATCCTATCTTTTAGTGCTGACTTCTCTTGCAGCAACTCCATAAACTTATTAAGGTCTATCTCGACCTCGTTCCTATCCATGTCGCCACTAAAGCCACCCATATTATTCTGTTGCATAATGCCCTCTTATTTTTTAACTAGGCTGCCACCAAAGTACATACCTATGATTGCTGATACAAGGTTTGTATCTAGTTGTGTTATTACCAAGCCTTGAAAAGTTATCCATTCAAATACTTCTCTACCGTCTGTAAAGAATAAAAAGCCCGGATGAAATAGTGTATATCCTACTGTTACATCAACATCTGGATAATATACTGCTACCAGTTTAGGTAGTATAACGATTGCAAAGACAGATGATAGAGCAATAATACGTCTTGTCCACTGGAATCCTTTGTCTTGTACGTTACGTGCAGACTCTACAGCTTTGAGTTGAAACTCGCCACGAGTAATTAACATCTTCTGCTCATCTTGTTTAGCCTTCATACGCTGAGACCATAAGCTTAATACACTACTCAATAGAGTAGAACCTAACATAGTTATAATTTCAAATGGGAACATCATATACCTCTTCTAATAGTTCTTCGTAAAGTCTTCTAAAGTTTTCTAACTCCATAAAACTTAGCCCTTGTCCAATCTGGTGCATTCTATAAATGTTATAGGCTATGCCTAATTGTTTCTCTGTGTAAAGTAGCATTATTGTGGTCTCATAGCTAGTCGTTCATTAAATAAATTTCTTTTTGATTCATCTTTTCCAGCATAATGATAGTTATACCACGCATCATTCGAACTTATTTTTCCTGTGACTAAATCATCTACAGCAAAATTTGGTTTTTGTAATTTATCTGTATAAAACATTGCATCCTGTAAATCTTCTGGTATTTGAGAAAAATCTAAATCTTTATTTTTAAATAGTTCTATTTCGTCTTTTGTTAATGGTAGATTATTTTTTGCTTTATAATTTTTATACCTATTTACATATACTGAACTAGAACCAGTTAAGTCTTTATATCTTTTATATTCCTCTGGATTATTTTTAGCAGCTTCTTTTCTTAAACTATCCATTTCAACTTGATATTTACCACGACCTATTCCTTTAGGATCATCGTTTTGTGTACGAGTTGGTATACTATCAGCTTCGACCCATCCTACATCGTCTGCAAATTGTCTAAATAAATTTGTTTGTTCAGGTGTCCATCCTCGTTTTTTTGCTACTGTTTGTAATATAGTTTCAGCAGCACTATGTGGACCACCATGTTTAAAACCTAACCTCTCCATTTGTTCGTTGGTAGAAACCTTGCCACCTTCAGAAAATTTACTTCTTGGAGATTTTTTTATAAGGACACCTACACCTGACATTTTATATTTGTTAGGCAAGTCCATTACTTCATAACCTTTACCAAGAGTTTCACTTAAATATTTTTTAAGCTCATCACGAGTAAAACCTTTTTGATATGTACCTCTTGCTGTAATTAATTCTGAATCAGATAATTGTTTCTTTGCATTGGGTAAAGCTTTTAATACATCATCTTTTGACCGTACAGTTATAACAGCAACACCATTATCTTGTAACAACGAGCCAATATGTTTAACAGCTTTATCTCTATCTAGTTTTGGTAATACATTTAACACTGAGAAGTTAGTAATAAAATTATACTTACGTGTAATTTCTTCCGGTTCTACAAAGTCTGGAGTACCATACTTGTTAGCCTTATCTAATTGTGGATATGGTTCGTATGTATCAGCTTTTAAAACTTGTCTAGCTTGATTAATTTGTATGCCTGAACCATAATCTAATGAATCATATGCATTATAATCATCCATTATTTTAGAAGCTTTTTCATAGGTACCACCTGTTGTAGCTATCTGTGTTTTCTGTGCTGCCGATGGGTCATATTCTACATCTTTACCTGCTGCTTTTAACTGCATAACTTTTCTTAAAACAATACCGCCTACACTATATGTATCTCTACCTGATAGTAATTCTGCAGTTTTAGTAGGATTCCAACCCGGTGCTTGAAGATTCTTTTGTTTTTCAAAGTAATTATTTATTCTTTTAATAGCAACCGTTTCATTATATTTTAAAACTTTTTCTCGTTGATTTGAATAATCACCAAAGCTAAAAGACTTTAACATATTATTATTTCTGTTATCTTGTGCAGGATAGAATGTATCTAGTATTCTTGCAGTAACTAAAGCCAAACTTTTATTATCTAAACTCTTTACATTTTTACCTAATGTTTTAGAAATATTTTGTATAAAGGATTGTTGATTTTCTATTGATGGAAAAGCCTTTGCAATATTTTTCATCATTCTAGCAGACTCTTGATTATTTCTAAACTCAATAGCCCCACCTTCAGCAAACTGTTTTCTTTCTGCTTCTTCGTCATAACTTAATCCTGTTAGTGGATTAATCCTATCAGCCGGGTCTTCTTTAGTAAACGGAACAACATCTGGTCCTTTAACAAAACCACCTTTAGCCAAACCAAGTCTTTCAATTACTTCTAATTGATCATCGTTATAATCTTCTTTTAACTCTAATAAGGGCAGTTTTCTAAAATCATTTGAAATTTGTTTTAATATATTTTTTAGCTCTGATCTATTTACATCAGGATGCATCTGCATAAACTCATCAATCTTTTCTGTTGACGGTTCAATAGGTTTAAAGTAATCTATTTGAGGAGTAAAGATTTTAAAATCATCTTCCACTATAGAAGATTGTATTCTTTCGTTAACAACTAAATCAATTTTAGATTGGTTAAGATTATAAATTTTTTCTTTACCTTCTTTTTCTCTCAGGTTATCAAACTCCATTAGCTCTTGTAAACTATGTAATTTATTTTTAGTTTTTACATATTGTTTGTAATACATTTTGTTTGCTAATGTATAATTATTTACAAAGTCTTGTACGGTTGTTTCTTTTTTCTTTATATCCGTATACATTACGGTAGTAGCATTACTTCTTTCTCTATTAAATTTAAACAATGCCATGTGTAAACTTTTAAGAAGTCGTTTATCATCAATAACATTAAATCTAAACCCTGTAAAGTTTGCTAGTTTTTCAGAACTTAAATCATAACCAACACCATAAATATCCTTATCGCCAGATTTAGCTTTTGCGTAGCGTTCTAAGTTTTTGTATGCTCCAACTTTGTAAAGTTTTTCAGCAATGTGTTTCCAAGATGCAATTTGATTATTTGCATAGATTTCAAAATCAGGAGACTCAGACACAATGTAATCATCTATGTATTGTCCATCTTCTGTTGTACCATTTCTTAAAAATTTATCAATAAGAGCTTCTGATAATAATGTTTCAGTAGTTAATGGTTCAAAAAATTCTTTTAAAGAAGATGCAAAAGCCTGTCCTAGTCTCTCATCAAACTCTCTTTGGTCTAATTCGCCTTTGCCAAATATAGCATCATAAATAGGATACACAATGGTTTCACTTACAGGAGCATCTGGGTCATTAAATTTTAAATCTGCCCAAACTATTTTACCATTTTTGTTCATGTCCCAAATCCAACGATCACCGTTGTATTCTTGCTTACTGACTTCTTTAATATGATATCTTTCTTCTTCACTTAGTCCAGACATATTTCCAGTTACATAATCTGCAGCAGAAGCTCCTACACCTGTACCTAACGTAGTTTGAGAACCAAGTCTTAAAGCTCCTCTTTGTTGTAAAACTTTATTACCACTGTTTAATTCTGCAAATCCTTGTCTATAAGTGTGAAATATATTTCTAAATCTTTCAACATGAAACGAAAAGAAGTTACCATATGGAGAATATCTTAGTGCTTTAATTCCAGTAGGAATCATATCATACGTTGGCATTGTATTTCTAACAATTTTTGCTGCCATGTCTTCTAGCTCTGCAATTCCTTTATTAGGATAAGCTCGTTGTAAGGTTTTTAATTCTTTTTCAAACGCTACAATTTTCCAGATATCGTCTTCTGCCACATAAATATCTTCTAGCTTTTTATAAATCTTTTTAAATGGATTATATTGATTTAACCAACTACCTGCGTTTGTTTTAGAAGCAGACTGCATTAACAATCTTAAATCTCCAAGACGAGCATTTTGATTTACAATCCCAAGCCTTAAATATTTATTATATAACTCTTGATATTCTTTTTGTCCAGACCCTCTAATTTTAGTAGTTACTGTTCTTACAGATTCCCATGTTTCTTTACTTAATGGATTGATACCATTATTTAAAAGTATTTTAGCACTACCAAATAAGTTTCTTTCGTGGGTAATATTATTAATAACTGTTGCTGCAGACTGAGCAAACCCTTTTGCAGCAAATGCTAATTTAGCCACTCCTAAAACCGATTCTCCTACTACATTATCAAAAAAAGATTTATTAATATTTGTTTGAAGTGGTTTTACTAAAGTTGCGTATGTCTTAGTATCTGTATGCATACCATCTAAAGGACCAAATTGTTTTCCCTCAATTATTCTTCTGTAGTTTCCGGTTGGATTCTCAAAAAAGAATTTATTGTTTCCAAGTCTATAATATTTTTCCATTAAATTTCTGTCATATAAATATTCTGACAAAGTTCTTATCGTACTAAATACCCTTGTACTTGGATTATTTTCTTCTCCTAATAAATCTCGAATAGGCTGTGCAATTTTTTGACGTTCTCTAAATAATTTTTTACCGTCTTTAGCACCATATATAATATCCGTAAAATCAAAAAAGTTTTTACTATATTTTGCGTTGCTTAATAAATTTTTAACTTCAGCTTTTGCTTCTTCACGTAATGCTTTATCCGTTTTACCTTTGCTTCTGCTTAATTTAGTACTTTTTAATTTACCATAGATAAAATTTTCAGCCCTATCAATAACTTCTTGTGATGGTCTCCAGTCTGGATTTTCAAATTTTTTATAAGTTTTTCTAAGATAAGAACCTATATTTTCTACAATTTCTTTTCTAAGTTCAGGGTCTACCACTTTACTTTGAGATAAAAACCTAGACAATTCATCTACCGTATCTCTCATTTCTTTTGCAGTAGACTGCATTGACTCAGGTAAATCTTTTAATTTTACCGAGCCTTGTAAATATCCATCAAGCACAGCGTTTGCTTCTTTCTCGGCTTGTTTATTTACTCTAAACCACCTACCTTCTTTTGCCAATGTTCTAATTTGTCTTTCCATTGTGGTCATTAACTGCTCACCTTTACTTGCCCACGCCAGTTTAGCATCTTTACTTTTATTAAATAACGCAAATGCTTCAGGATTAAAAAATCCTCTAGCTGAAAAAAATAAATCTTTGGTAACAGTTCCTGCTTGAGATAAACCACGTAAAAAAGAATTAGAACTTTCTGACCAGAGCTTAACAGGAGTTTCATCACCACCCGGTTTTTTAAGTTGTTTTGGGGTTTTGTTTGCCTTTGGAGTTGCCGAAGCTTCTTTAATAGTTTCTACAATTGTTTCTTTTTGTTCGGGAGTAGCAGAGTTTTTAACATTTTTAAAATAGTTAAACATTTCTCTACCAGACCTAAATGTTAAACCACCTAGCTTTAATACACCACCAATAACCCCAGTCATAAATAAACCATCAAACAATAAAGCTATTCTATTTTCGCCCTCTGTTTTATCTTTATCAGCAGTAACAAAATCAAGTAGTTCTGAAAGTTGTTCGTTATCATCACCAACAATTTGTCCTAAGAACTGACCCATAATAGCATCTTCCGGTTTTATAACCCATTGTGAAGCTATCTCTCCACTTGCTAACAGTTTTGTAGCTGCTAATGTTTTAGGGAATCTAGGTTTAAGACGTACAATTCTAGAATCTTTATAAGCTTTTTGCAACTTATTAATTTTTCTAGCTTCTAATACTTTTTGACCTGCTCCTAGTAGCTTCATACTACCAGCATATGGAATAGCAAAAGTTCCTAACTCTTTAACCAACGAGCCTGTTATAGTTGTAGGCTCTTCAACCTTTCCTTCAGACATTAACTCTGGACCAACAAGTGCAGTGCTTGTAAAGTTTACAAATTCCTGTGCACCTTTCTTTATAACATCAGGTGTCTTGTCTTTTAGTTTTAAAAAATCAAATAAATCAGATGTTCCTTCAGCTAAATTTTGAGGTATCCCACCAAGAGAACGTCTGACTTCTTTTGGAGCTATTGGTAATAAAGTTCCAACAGGACCTAATAAAGATTGATAAACTTTTTGACCCCACCCTTGTTGATATGGGTTTTCTATTTCTTCATCTTTATCTTGTTTAATATTACCTAATAAATGTTGCTGTAACTCATTATATGTTTTATCAGAATATTTATTTGTGTGAAGATACCCTACAAGCTGTTGGTCGGACATAGCAAGTAGTCCTGAATTAGGATTATTTTCTTTTATTTGGTTTCTGATTAATTCTAGGCGAGATGCCATATAAGACTCCTATATTAGTCTATGTCCATAATTACTTCAATATCACCTAAATCTTCTTTAAAAGCATCTAAATCAATGTCTGTAACACCACCACTTTGTGCATACTTTTCAAAGATTAATTTATAAGCTTGTTGACCTTGAAGAATATTAAAAACTCTCATATTTCTAATTTGTTGTTCTGCGACAGCAGGAGCAATATTTTTTGTAGCAGCCAGTTGAGTAATTTGTTCTTGTCCTAGATTACTAAGTAAATAACTATCTAAGTTTTGTAAAGATGATTGCATATAGCCTTGTAAGAACTGATCTATTCCTCCACCTTGTAAAATCTTTTGTGCGTGAGTTTCTACGTGAGTATTAATTCTCTCATCTATAAATGATTGTAGTTGGGTTTCTCTATCTTTGTCAGATAGTTTAGTATTCTCACTCAATGTTTTTTCTTTTGCTAAAACTTGTTTATCAAATAAAATTAAATCTTGAACTTCATCTCTTACTTTGTCAAGTGTAGTAGTAGGTAGTCCAGCTTGTTGACGAGCTTTATAGTACTGTGTTCCACCGGGCTGATATGACTTTTCCCAATCTTGATAAACTTGAGACTTTTTAAAAGTATCTTCATTCATTCCTTGTGGCATCGTAGGTTTATTTTGATTTTTAATTGCTTCAAACGTTGCTAGTTGTTGTTGATACACGTCTGTTGCAGCAGCAGCTACAACAACTGATAATAAATTATCTTCAGTTTTTTGGTTATCATCTAAAGCATTAAACGATTGTATCGCAAGTTGTCGAGCAACAGGACTTTGTAAAGATTTAAACTCTTGTGTATTTTTAAACTCAAACTCATTATAGGTTGGAATTTCTTGGAGGTCTTCTGTACTTAATCCAAGTCTATCAATTTCTGTAAGCTTAACCTCTTTATTACCGTAAGGATTTACAAGCTTTATAGAATAGCCTGTGTCAATCATATCAGGAGAAACCTGTTCTTTACCCGTCTTTTCATCTTTCAATCTATAAATAGTTCCGGGATTTAAACCCTCTAATTTTTGATTAAAGATATCCATCTCAGCTTTAGCTTCGTTATATTCAGTTTGATATTTTTCATCATCACCGATACCTAATTTATTAAAAGCTTTATGAACTAAACTAACATTTTGTGGAGAAGCCACTTTTCTTTTTTCTGCTTTAAATGCTTGTTTAATTGGAGCTAGAAAATCCGCTTCACTTTTTATATCTAACCCTTCTATGGAAGACATTCTTGCTTGATGTTCAGGTAATAAAATTTTGTTTATATATTCGTTTTTTTCTTTTTGTTTTAATCTATAAAGGGGGCTTGTAGTATCTTCATATTCTCGTGAATCAAATCCTGCATCGTGATTATTAGGATTATTAAACCAATCCTCTGCCACAGTATCAAAATATTGAGTAGCTGTTTTTTCTTTTATGTCTTTATCTTTAGCTAACAAATCCATGTATTGTTTATAAGTAGATTGAGCATTTGCAATTTCTGTAAGTTTTCTATCTTCTACATCTTGTAACTTTTGCATAACATTTGCTTGTCGTCTTTGCTCTGCTGCGTTAAAAAACAAAGAAGCAACCAATACATTTCTAGCTCTATTACTTTTTTTACCACGACTAGAAAAATAAGCACCAGCTAACTCGCCAAAATTTGTTCCGGGACTGCTTGATCTTTCTAGTAAACCTTTAAATATATCATCTGCCATAATTATTCCTCTTTACCTAATAAATTTTTAGGTGGATTTTTTGAAACTTTACTTAATAAACTTTGAGGTATTTCAGTTTCTTCTATTCTTTCTTTTACTTCTTTTGGTACAGACATAGGACTAACCTGTCCTGCTGCTTTTTGTTGTAGCTCTCGTAACGATTTAACACCTTTGTTAATTTCTGATAGCTGTGTATCAGGACTCATTTCTTCCGGTTGTTCATCGTCTCCTGCATCTAAATTAAAATCAATGTCTGCTTTTTGAGCCAGAGCAATAATCATATACATGGTTGGCTCCATCAACAATAACATTAAATCAGGACTCCACTTACCCTCTATAAAACCTGCATACAATACTACCGATGCAATATCTATAACTCCTGCTCCGTTGTCTAAAGCTGATAGAGTATTAAGTAATGCTTCTTCTTCTAACAAAGAATCAAATATTTTATACATTGCTTCTCGTGGACTTGTAAATTCAGGTGGTCTTTCCCAATTATAAGGTTCTTGAGGAGAGTTTGTTAAAGACTGTCCCGGTACAGGTCTACCTTTATCTAAACTATCTCCTAAAAATTTAATTGCTTTTTCTGATATTGCCATAATGTATCCTTAACCGTATTGTTGTTGTGACATTAAATATTGTGGAGATAATGTTCCATATAATAAACTTTGATTCATCTGTTGAAAATTCATTCCTTGCATTGAAGGAACTTGAGCTTGTACAGCTTGTACATAAGCATTTTGAGCTTGTTCTTGTACTGGTTGTGGCATAATACCTCGACTAACAAATTGTTCTTCAGGGTCTCCGATAATTGCTGAAGTTGCTACTGAACCTAAAACACCTTGTGCAACATCAGGAATAAAGTTACCACCTCCTAAATATTCTCCAGTTTTTCCAATAGGGTCTACTGCAAAATTTTTAATACCTGTTCCAATATCTATTGCACCTTCTTTTAAATTAGTACCAAGTTTTTGCATAAAGTTTTTTTCTACTGCTCCAGTAACAGTATCTGATGCAATTGCGTCAGTTGCTACGTTCTTTGCACCTTCTTCTACTACTTTCTTTGCACCTTCTTCTGCTACTTTTTTTGCACCTTCTTCTGCTACTTTTTTTGCACCTTCTTCTACAACTTTTTTCCCGGCTTCTTCCGCTACTTTGCCGGGAACCGCAGTTGCACCTCCTTGAAATATACGATCAACCACAGGACCAAACATCATACTGAGAGCAATACCTCCCACTATCCTACCTAAAGAAGAACTAAAAAGTTTTTTAATTCCTTTTTTTAATTGCCTAGCTTTTTTTCTTAAAAATCCCATTCTCTTTATCCTCCATATCCATAAAGTCCAGCTTGATATGATGTGCCTAAACTATTTACTAAGTTTGTAAGATAGTCATCGTACTTTTCACCGGCTTTACCTTCGTTTGCTAACGCAGTAGCTACGATTTGTGCATTTCTGTTTTGTGTATTTTCATAAGCTCTAAAATCAAAGTCTGCTTGATCTCTTAGTTCTTGCCATAAAAACGACTGAGACTGTGATGACAAACCAAAAGCGTTTTGTGCGTTCTGCATATTAATTTGATTTTGTGAAGCAGTATTAACTGTGTTAGCCTGTCTTCTCCATTGAACATTAGAAGCTTCAACAGCAGCAGCGTTCTGTGCATTCCATTGATTCCTTGCAAAATCTTGTTGAGCATTAAACTGATCTACTTGTGTAGTTAGTTGAGCATTAAATTTTGCAACATCAGCAACTCTTTGGGCTTCTCTGGCTGTAGCAGCGTTTTCTTGTGTAGAATTAAACTGTGCCATTGCATTTTTTTGAGAAGCATTGTACTGACTTATTTGTGCATTAAGATTAGCCATAAACTGATTAGTTTGATTTTTACTTGCAGCGTTAAACTGCAACGATGCGTTAGTAGAAGCTTGATTACTTAACAAACGTTGTTGATTTTGTTGAGCTTTTAATACATTTGATTGTTGTTCATTACTTAGATTAGTTAAATCCATTTGTAAGAATGCTTGAGAATTTTGTATTTGAGCTTTTTGATTAAAGTCTGCTTCAGTTAAATTAGCCTGAGACATCAATGCTGCATCTTGTATAATAGTTTGTTGATTCATTGTAGCATCTGTAATACTTACAGTTTGTAAAAACTTACTATTAGAAAGTGCTATCTGCTGGTCAGAACTAAACTGAGCCATATCCATTTGAAAAACGTTACTGGCATTTGTTAGTGCTGTCTGTTGTACTCTTGCAGCGTTAGCTTCAGATTCTTGAGCTTCGATAGTTCTTTGTTGTCCAACACTAGCTTGTATCGCTTGTGCATTAGACTGAGCCATCGGCATAGCTGATGTTATAATAGCATTGAACAAGGCATCTCTACCTACAGTTGAAGCTTCCATACCACGTTGAGCTAACATAGATTCTACTGATGCAACAGCAGGTCTTGCCCATGCAGGAATTTCACCTTCTTCAATACCACTTAATAAACTATCTAGCTGATTAGATACTAATGCTTCTTGTGGTAAGCCTTCAATAATACCTCGTTGTTCTTCACTAAAGTCTGCTAGTCTATCTTCTAAAGCTTCTGGGTCATTACCAAGCTCTGTAATATCTGCATCACTTAGTCCAGCATTTGCTAGTTGTTTCTTAGCCCTTGTAATACGTGATAAAGAACTACCTACGTTCATAGCAGCAGTTGATTTGGCTCCTTCACTTAACGTACCTATAACTCTTTCAGTTAATGCACCTTCTTTAATTTCAATGGTTGCAGATTGAGTTGGGTCTATACGTTCAACCCCTGCAGCTTGTGCAATAGCATTTTGTGATATTTGTCCCTGTGCAGCATCTACTTGAGCATTAACACCTACCTGATCTCCTGTAAATGATCCGGCTGTTATAGGCTCTGCTGGACCAGAAGCTGTTCCCATTTCGGTCTCTGAAACAGTATCTACAACTTCTGGCTGTAAAACGCTGTCCTCTCCTATAATCTTTACAGTATCTGCTCCTGCTTTTTCTGCTGTTGGAATAGCAGCCATTTGCGTTACAACACTATCCGCAACAACTGGAATTGGATTTCCTTCTTCGTCTAATATAAGATTACCAGCCGAATCTCTTTGCATTCCACCAACTTTAACAGCATCGGGAATAACCGCAGACTCAGGTACAACACCTTGTGCAGATTGTGTAATAGTATCAGCAGTCTCTTGAATACGAGCAGTCCTTTCTCTATCTGCAGTAGTATCTCTCTTCATTTGAGCACGGGCAGAAGCCAATCTAGCTTCTTCTGCTGCCAATCTAGCTTCTTCAGCCAATCTAGCTTCTTCAGCCAATCTAGCTTCTTCAGCCAATCTAGCTTCTTCAGCCAATCTAGCTTCTTCTTTTGCCAATCTATCTTTTTCGTCTTGAGCTTCTTGAGCTTCTCTTGCTATTCTTTGTTCTTCTGTTTCAGCAGAATCTCCCCCTCCACCTGTACCGGCATTTCCACTTGTACCGGCATTTCCACCTGTACCGGCATTTCCACCTGTACCGGCATTTCCACCTGTACCGGCATTTCCACCTGTACCGGCATTTCCACCTGTACCGGCATTTCCACCTGTACCGGCATTTGTTGGAGCTGGTGTAGGTGCAGGCGTTGGTTCTGGTTCTCTTGGTTCTATAATTTCACCAGTTTCTCTATCTACTACAACCTTTCCACGCTGATACCCAACTCTACCACCTTGAGTATAGTCTTGTCTAGCTATTCCACCGCTTCTTTTTCTATTTCTTCTTTTTGCCATTATTAAATCCTATATACCTATTTTACTTAACTTCAAAGAGTTTGTCAACCTTTTCATGTAACTTTTCCATTCTTTCCATTAATAGATTAAAATCATCTTTTAGTTCTAGTTTTGTGACATACTCTTTTGCAATCTCTTCACGTGTTTTATTAATGAGTATGTCTTGTCTTTTAAGCTCTGAAGAGTTTTGTCTAATCTGAAACCAGATAGGAGCTAACACTAAAGTTATTAAAACATTCCAAACAATGTAAGGTGATACCATTTCCATTTTAAAGTCCTTTAAAGTATGCTGGTAATCCTATCATGGGTCTACCGTCAAATTTATTTTGTTTAGCATCTTTACCACTTGCATCGTTGTAGTGTAAAAATACCTGTCCACAATCTTCACCTTCAAAAGGTGTTCTCCAATGTTCTAAATCACAACCACGATACATTAACATATCACCGGCTTCAAGTTTAACCTCTATTCCGTCTTTACCTTTTTCACCTGATGGTTCTAAAAAGATTGACCAATCATCACCACCTAAATTTAAAGTAGTAGATATTTCACAAGAGTATCTATCTTTGTGTCTTTTTAACTCATCACCTTTTTTATAAATTCTAGCGTATGAATATGTTTCAGTCAGTTTAATTTCTGCTTGTTCTTCCATTACAGGTTTTACTTTTTGTAATAAAGTTTCCATTACGATATCACTATAATGTGAATACGTTTCAGGTATTTGTGTATCATTCCAAACTCCAAAGTATTCAGTAAACTGTGAAAGATATTTTTCATCAAATAAATATCTTGCTACTTTTCTTTTATTTAAAAAGTATTGATAACAAAAATCTGCTAGTTCTTTTGATACAACACCTTTAATTACTTGGTATTTATCTTTTTTAAAACTCATCTAAATGGGTATCCTAAATTCCAACATACTAAAGAGTGTCGTATTCCTTTGGTTACTGGTTTGACTCTATGCCAAACAAAAGAAGGAAAAACTATAACACTACCTTTTTTTCTAATTTCTTCACATACTCTTGGTTGTGATGCTTCATCTTCGTTTCTAAAATCAAACTCTAAATCACCACCTTCGTATTCTTCAGGGTCGGTTAGTGATACAGTCATACTAAGTTTTCTTATCTTACTGTGTTTTTCTGGTGCTTCTGGTTCGTTAAAAGGTTCAGTATATGAATCACAATGCCAGTCATAGTATTGACCTTTTTTGTATTCAGTAAACTGACAAGCTTCTGACCAATCCCATTCAAAATTCCATTCAGCATTTGCATTTGCTTGATATATGTAAGGTTGTATTTCTTTGTATATCCACTTATCAGACATCCATACCACATCAGACTTTCTTTTCTTTTGAATATTTTTAAGTTCTGAATTGGTTAAATTATCTTTATTAGCAGCACCTGTAAGAGCCGTTTCTTTGTCTTGCTCTTTACCATAACGAACAATATCATCACATATTCTTTCGGGTATAACTGACTGGAAGTACCAGTAATAATATTTTAGATTCATAAATTAAAAATATATTTTAATTATACCCAATCATCGGTTTTAACTTGTCTATAGACTTGTCTTAAATCCCAACAACTTGATGCTGCTTTAGTCGCTGGTTCTTTAATTATAACAACACCTGAACCACCTGATTTTGCAACTTGGTTACTAGGTGCTATGTATGCACCTCCACCACCACCACCGCCTTTATTGGCTGTTCCATTAGAGCCTGTAGTTGCACCTGTGCATGAACCATCTCCGCCACCGCCATTACCACCTGCTGAGTTAGTGCTTTGAGCAGTAGCTCCACCTGCTCCGCCACCACCACCTGCGTAAAAAACAGCAGAACCAGTTATTGAATTTGGTGAGCCTACGCCACCTGCTCCATTTGCAGTATTGTCTGTGCCTGTAGAAGCACTACCTGCTCCTCCTGCACCACCGCCACCTGCTCCTCTGAAAACATCGCCACCTAAAGGAGTACCACTACCTGCTCCTCCTGCATTACCTTGTCCTGCTGGAGATGCTGAACCACCTGAAGTTGAAAATCTACCTGCACCGCCACCACCTGAACCTCCGCTAAGACCATCTTCACTGTCACCTGCTCCACCACCTCCACCACCTGTAGAAGTAATAGAACCCGCAGCTAAAACTGAGTTACTTCCGTTTGTTCCATTGCCTGCTCCACCAGTAAAACTACCGCCAGTAGCAACACCGCCTGCACCACCTGCTCCTATTGTTACTGCATAACCAGTGCTGCCACTTACTGGTGTTGGAGTTCCGCCAAAATTAGTTTTTAATCCACCTGCTCCTCCGCCACCACCGAAACGAGAGCCACCACCTGCACCACCTGCTACAACTAAGTATTCAAGTTCAGTTGTTATTGCTCCTGTAGTTAAAGTTCCACTAGAGTTAAAAGTGGTTATTTGTTCTGCTTGATTTGTTACTGTTTGTGCTGATCCTATTAATCTTGGCATATTACACCCATGTTCCTGCTTTTACATTTTCATAAACTGCACCTATACTCCACATACCTGATGCAGTAGTTACTGCGTTTTCTCTTACAATTACAACGCCTGAACCACCATCTCCTCCATGTCGTTCAGGAAAATTATAACTTGAACCACCGCCACCACCACCTGTATTAGCTGTTCCAGCTACACCAGTTCCAGTAGGACCAGCACCACCTGCTCCTCCGCCACCAGCACCGCCTGATGATTGTGTTGCAGGAAAAAATCCTCCACCACCGCCACCACCTCCTCTTGTGACATCTGAGCCTGAAATTGTTGAAGGTGAACCTGCTCCGCCATTACCACCACCATCAGCAGAACCATCTGCTCCAGCAGCACTAGCACCACCACCACCACCTGAATCTTCTTCGCCCGGTACTCCAGCAGCAGTAGCACCTGCTCCACCAGCATTACCCTGTGGAGGACTTGTGGGAGGAGTATTACCTGCACCACCTCCAGCATTAAAATAGCCACCACCACCTGAACCACCTGACCTACCAGATTTTGATGTTCCTGCGGGGTCAGGGTTATTTCCTCTACCTCCGCCACCACCTGCTGTAGATGTTAGTGGAGAACTTGCACCAAAAACTGTGTTATTACCATCTGCTCCTCTTGTAACAGAGGTTGCTCCTGTGCCACCTGCTCCTATAGTTACAGGCACATCACTTGTTGGTATTGGATGGTCTGATATTTCTCGATAACCACCTGCACCACCACCTCCGCCAAGCTGTCCTGCACCACCACCACCGCCAGCAATAATAAGAATATCTGCTTTGCTAGATGCTGCTTGTGCTGTAAAAGTACCGCTTGAATTAAATGTAGAGGTTCTTGCAGCTTGAGTTGCAGTTGGGTTATCTACGCCTATAATTCCACCATTAAGGTCAGCCACGATTAAACCTCATTCCATTGAGTATTAGTAGCATCCCATTCGTAGTTAGTTATAGTTTCTCCATCATCACCTGTATAGGTTTTACCCAACCATTTTTGATTATCTTCATCCCAAGATATTAAAACAAGATTAGAACTTATTTCTGTAACACTTGGATAAGTAACTGGTGCTTGCCAATCATCATTGCTATCTAAAGACCAAGAAACAAAAGGCTTTATAGAAATAAATTTATTTTTAGATGCGTTATAAGTATAACCAACACCTGCGTATTGTTTTCTAAAATTGTTATTGTATGAAGTTTGTTTCCAACTTGCTCCGCTTGTTGAATGTGGAACAACAGATGCTACAAATGTTTCTGCATCTGCGTGTAAATCTCCACCGTTGGAATCTACATCTTCATTAGATATTACGATTACTCGTAATACTTCATTACTTGAGTTAAGTTCTGCAAAATGAGCCATTGTTAAATATCTCCTAAAATTAAGCGTCGTCTAGTTCTTCGTAGCTAATAGTGTAAGTTAAGTCTGAGTTTGCACTTGCACCACCTTCTAAGATGTCTCCTTCTTCAAGATAAATACTTGAGTTTTTATCTATTAAAACAAGAGTAGCATCTGCTGGAACAGCAATTGTTGATGCAAACAAAACTACTGAGCCACCACTTTTAATGATGCCCATTGTTACAGTAGCAGAGTTTGTACCATCAATATTAGCTACAATAATGCTGTTTACTTTTAATAATTTATTACTTGCACAAGTTAATAAATCAGTTGTTGTAGTAGTAGTTAAAGCTCCGTTTATACTATTCCCGTATATGGAAGTTACTGCTACTAAGTTAGGGTTTGCCATTTTCTTCTCCTATATTATCCAAAGACTAAAGCCATAGCAATAGCTTTACCTGTTGTAGCTTTTGTATCAAGCTGGGTTTGTATGTTGGAAGTTACTCCATCACTAAAGTTTAATTCTGCTGCTGTGGATGTTACATTTGTACCACCTATATCAAGTGTAGTCATTGAAACTTCACCTGCTACTGTTAATACTCCATCAGCAAGAGTCATTAAATCTGTATCGTCTGTATGCCCTATTGTTGTACCATTAACTATTACATTATCAACAGTAAGAGTTGTAAGCGTACCAAGACTTGTAATATTTGATTGTGCTGCACCTGTAACTGTTGCTGCAGTTCCTGAAGCGTTTCCTGTTACGTTACCTGTAAGTGCTCCTGCAAAAGCTGTTGCAGTTAGTGTTCCTGAACTTGGATTATAAGTTAAATTACCATCTGACTCTAAACCTAAATTACCACCGTCTACATCACCACCTGCTGTAAATACAACAGCATTTTCTTCGTTTGTACTTTCGTTGTCTGTTATCGTAACTGTAGTTGCAACAGCAGCAGTACCTGTAGTATCTTGGTTAAGTGTACCAATTGTAAAGTCTAGTGTGTTGTCAGCATCTTGATAAGCAACTGTAATTCCTGATTCAGTATTACTTGTTACCATAGCACCCACTGTATCAGATATAGTTTCGGCTAGTGTAACACCACCAATAGTTATAGCATCAGCTTCTAGTGTACCATCAATGTCTGCATCACCTGAAATATCTAAACTAGTAGCATCTACTTCTCCTGCTACAGTTACAACACCACTAGCTACAGTTATTAAATCAGTGTCACTTGTATGTCCAATAGTTGCACCATTAATAATTACATCATCAACTGTTAAAGATGTAAGAGTACCAAGACTTGTTACGTTAGGCTGGGCTGCATCAACAACAAAATCAAGAGTACCATCAGAATCTTGATAAGTTACTGTTACGTTTGTTTCTGTGTTAGAACTAACCATAGCTCCAACAATATCTTGTATTTGTTCAGTGGTTGGTATTTCAGAGGTTATTGCTAACGTTCCTGTTGTAACAGGTAAAGTAGCTGTAACGTTTCCTGAGTATGCACTGTGGGCTGCAGCTTGTAGTCTAGTATAATGAGCATTAGATGATTCACAATAAAAATCTACATAAGACTGTGTACCACCGTTTTTAATTGCTATAGCACCCTGAGATATTGCTACTCCATTTGTAGAGCCACCAGCAACACCTAATGTTCCTGCAACAGTAGCGTTAGTATCTGCTGTTAAAACACCAGTAACATCTAACGTACCTGCAATATCTATGTTAGTATCAAGCATTGAACTAACAATAGAGTCAGCACCAATTACAAAGTCTAATGTATTATCTGAATCATCGTAAGTTACAGATATACCTGTTTCAGTATTAGAACCAACCATAGCTCCTACAGTATCACTAATTGTTTCTGCTAACGTTACACCTGCTATTGTAATTGCATCGGCTTCTAAAGTTCCGTCAATATCTGCATCACCACTAATATCTAAGGTAGCAGCATCAAGTTCTCCGGAGATTGTGATGTTTCGTCCACCAGTAATATCTTTATTTGAATCTGTGATAATAGCTTTACTAGCTATGACAGTTCCGTTAGTTATACCATCTATAAGGTTTATATCGGTTGCACTAGCTGTAACACCATCTAATATGTTTAGTTCTGCTGCAGTCGATGTAATGGCTGTACCATTAAAGTTAATAGCATCTGCATAAAGAGTACCATCAAAGTATCCGTCTTTAAACTCTAAAGAGCTAGTACCTAAATCTATATCGTTATCTGTAACAGGTATGATAGCACCATCGGCTATGTATAACTGTTGTACAGGACTACTAGATACTTGTACATAAAACTCAATGTAGTTATTTGTTGTATCTATTAATACTTTATTGTTTGGAGAAGTTTCTCCTGCATCACCAATAAGACCAATCACTGGACCTTCAGCAGCAGTACCATCATGTGCGTGACCTGATGTGTTGCTAAAAGCATTTAAAATTTGATTGTATTCGTTATTGAATAGTGCAGCA